GCGGCTGACCGAGTCCGGCCACGTCAACCTGGGCGGGCTCGACATCGAGGTCGAGGACCGCGCGAAGAAGATCGACGGCATGCTCGATGCCTTCTTCGATCCGAAGCACAAGGATCACGCGCAGACGCATTCCTTCAAGGAGTGCTACATCGAGTTGACCGGCGACAAGCGCGTCACCGGCCGCATGGAGAACGTGGACCGGGCGCGGCTCGCCGAGGCGGTCGGCGCGGCCTTCCGCGAATCGCTCGATTCGACTTCCTTCTCGAACGTGCTCGGCAACACCATCACGCGGCGCATGGTGGCGGACTATCGGGACGCGAACCAGTACGACGTCTGGCGCAGGGCGTGCGACGTCGTGCCGATCTCGGACTTCCGCACCAACGAGCGCACCCGCTTCGGCGGCTACGGCGATCTGCCGGCGGTGGCGCAGGGCGCGGCCTACCTGGCGCTCGCGAGCCCCACGGACGAGAAGGCAACCTACGCGGTCAGCAAGCGCGGCGGCACCGAGGACATCACCCTCGAGATGATCAAGAACGACGACGTCGGCGCGATCCGGCGCATTCCGGTGAAGCTCTCGCGCTCGGCGAAGCGCACGCTCGCCAAGTTCGCGCTCGACTTCGTGCGCACCAACCCGACGCTCTACGACTCGGTCGCGTTCTTCCACGCGACCCACGCCAATCTCGGCAGCGCTGCGCTCGATGCGACCTCGCTCGCCGCAGCCCGGCTGCGGATGCTGAAGCAGGCGGAGTTGAACTCGGCCGATCGCATCGGCATCGGGCCGTCCAACCTGTGGGTGCCGGCGGACCTCCAGGAGGCGGCGGTCAATCTCTTCAACCGCAATACCAACCTCGACAAGACCTTCATCAACTCGATGTCGCTCACCGTCATGCCGGTGTGGTACTGGACGGATGTCACCGACTGGGCGATCTCGGCCGACCCGATGGACGTCCCCGGCATCGAGATCGGCTTCCTCGACAACCAGCAGGAGCCGGAACTGTTCGTGCAGGACAACCCTACCGTCGGCTCGATGTTCACCAACGACAAGGTGACCTACAAGATCCGCCACATCTACGGCGGCAACGTCGTCGAGTACCGCGGCTGGGACAAGTCGGTGGTGGCGGGATAACCCTAGAGCGGCTGTGTCTGCCGCTGCGGGGAGATAACCCGCAGCGGTGGGCCGGAGCCAGGACAAACAGGAGAACACGATGAAGCGTTTTTCAGGCAACCTCAAAGCCCTCGTAATCGCCGTCGTCCTTGCCGCGCTGGCGATCGCGCTGCCGGTATCGAAGCTGGCGATCGCCGCGACGCCGAACGTCGCCGCCGGCGGCGCCCAGGTCGTCTACATCCCCTTCCATATCTCCGGGGCCATTTCCGCGACGGTCGTGGGCATCGCCAAGTTCAACATGCCGATGCCCTGCGACCTGATCGGTGTGGGCGCGAGCGCACAGGCGATCGTCGGAACGACCAACACGATCGACGTGAAGCTCGGCGGCACCACGGTCCTCTCGGCGCCGATCACGATCGCCGCGGCGGGCACCTACACCGAGGGAACGATCACCACCGCCGCCATCACCGACGAGGGCGCGATCACGATCGACGTGACGATCGCGGGAACCTCGCTCACGCACATCACGGTGTTCCTCACCTGCGCGCGAAAATAAGGACGATTCCAGAGCGGCAAGGGCGGGAGCGGCAGTCCGCCCCGCCCTTTTTATTCCGACATGCTCTCCGACCATCAGACACTCGTCATCGAGTTGACCCGCGACGACGCCGCGAAAATTCAGGCGGCGGAACGCGACCGGGCGATCGATCTAGCCGTCAAGCGCTACTCCAAGGACCGGCCGCGGGAGACCACGCAGGACGTGACGCCGGAGGACGCGAACCACTTGCCGCTGCCGGCGCTGTGGGAGACGGACTTCTCGGAGCTGCGCTCGCTCGAATATCCGATCGGGAGCGTGCCCCCCAACACCATCAGCCAGGAGCGCTACAGCTTCTACCGCTCGCCTACCGCGGTGAAGCTCCAGCTGCTCGACGCGGTGGCGATCGCGGCGAACAACGTGCGCGCGACCTTCACCGTGAGGCATGCGCTGTCCATGTCGGCGGACACCATACCGGTCGAGGACCGCGAGCCCATCGCCTGCTGGGCCGCCGCCATCCTGTGCGACGAGCTGGCCGCGCTCTATTCAGGCAACACCGACTCGACGATCCAGGCCGACAGCGTGCAGCAGACGAGCAAGGCGCAGGAATACTCCGCGCGCGCGAAGGCCTTGCGCAAGCGCTACATGGACGAACTTGGCGTCGAGGACAAGCGCTCGGAGCCCGCCGGCGTCGTCGTCAACCTCGATTTCCCCGACAGCCAGGGGCAGGACCGGCTCACGCACCGGAGCGCGTTTCGATGATGCCGGTCAAGATCGAGCTCGCGGGCTTCGCGGAGCTCAACGCCGCCTGGGCGAAGGCGCCGGACATCGTACGCGAGGAGATGACCCGCGCGATGTGGGAGGCGGAGCTGCTGCTCGAGCGCGAGGTGAAGGAGAAGACGCCGGTCGGCGTGGGCGGCGGCGGTGGGCTGCGCGGCAGCATCGCGGCGCAGTCGCCCGAGGTGAGCTCCGACATCGTGCTCGGCGTCGTCGGCACGGCGATGGCGCACGCGGTGCCGGTCGAGCTCGGCACGCGCCCGCACTTCCCGCCGGTGCAGCCGCTCGAGGACTGGGTCATCGCGAAGCTCGGCGTCGCGGAGAAGGACGCGCACGGCGTCGCCTTCCTCATCGCGCGCAAGATCGCCGCGCGCGGCACGCTGGCCGTCGGCATGTTCCATCGCGCGTTCAACGAGAACCAGGCGAAGGTCGAGGGGATGTTCGCCGCAGCCCGGCAGCGCATCGCCGAGCGCCTGACGGCGACCGGCGCATGAACGATGCCCACGCTTGCCCAGATCCGCGAGGCCATCCGTGCCCGAGTGGCCGCGATCTCCAACATAGGCAAGGTGAACGACTACGAGCGCTACACCGCGCAGATGAGCGAGTTGAAAATGCTCTATGTCGCCACCATCGCCGGGGCGGATCAGCTGCGCGGCTGGCACATCCGGCGGGTCTCGAAGCGGGAGACCTACGTCGACCTGGAGCGCTGGGTCATCGTCAACAACTGGCACATCCGCGGCTTCATGGCGATCGAGGATTCCGCGGGGAGCGAGAAGATCTTCGACGACCTGGTGGAGGCGGTGTGCGATGCCTTCGACACCACGCCCACGCTGATCCAGGACCCGAACTATGCGGAAGTGGTCCTCGACGAGGGCGATGCCGGGGTACAGGTGCCGGAGAGCGGCCCGGTGATGTTCGCGGGAGTGCTCTGCCACGCGGCGCGGCTCACGCTGGCGACGCGGCATTACAAGTAGGAGCTGCGACATGAGCGAACAGGACCAGCACCAGGGCGAAGGCGGGGCGTACGTGATGCGCGACGGCCAGCGCGTGCGGGTGGAAGAGCCGACGAAGGATCACCCCGAGGGCAACCGCGCGCGCGACGCCAGCGGCAAGCCGATCGACGCCACGCCCGTCCTGAGCGCCGAGGAGAAACCCGCGCCGCCGGCTGGCCCGAAAGGCCCGCGGCGCCTCGCATCGGTGGACCAATGACTCGAATCACGAATCACGAATCACGAATCACGGGGGTTAGGCCATGCTGAAATTCAAACGCAAGGTCCTGCTGTTCAAGCTGGAGAGCGTCTACGGCACGGACTCCGTGCCGGTGGCCGCGACCGACGGGCTGCTGGTGCGCAACTTGAGCGTGAGCCCGCTGAAGCTCTCCTACGAGGCGCGCGGTCCGCTGGTGAAGCCCTTCTACGCGAACGACGGGCAGATCGTCACCGGCAAATGGAGCGAGATGAGCTTCGAGATCGAAATGGCGGGAGCGGGCGGCGCGGTGGACGCGGTCGCCAAATATGCTCCGGTGCTGCGCGCCTGCGCATTGGCGCAGACGATCAACGCGGGCGTGAGCGTGCAGTACGATCCGATCTCCACCGCCGAAGAATCGGCCTCGGCGTACTTCCAGATCGATGGGCGGCAGCACAGGATGCTGGGGCTGCGCGGCAACAAGTTCGGGATGTCGATCAGCGCGGGCAAGGCGCCGGTGTTCCAGTTCGGGTTCATCGGGCTGCACGTGCAGCCGACCGACACCGCGTTGACTCCGGCGACGTTGACCGGCTTCACCCGGCCCGTCTCGGTCAACAACGCGAACACCACGCCCTTCACGCTGCACGGCTTCGCCGGCAAGTTCCGCGAGTTCAGCTTCGAGCTGGGCCTGGAGACGGCCTACCGCAACGGGCCGAATCACGAGAACGTCGTCACCACCGGGCGCATGCCGAAGGGAAAGATCACGCTCGAGTCCGAGCTGGTGGCGACGAAGGACTGGTACACCATCATCAAGGGCGAGACCCTCGGGGCGCTCGCGATCACGCACGGCACCGTCGCCGGCAACAAGGTGAAGTTCGACGCGCCCAACGTGCAGATCACCGAGCCGGATGAGCCCGACGACGGCGGCATCTTGATGCTCTCCGCGTCGCTCGACTTCACTCCGGGCGCCACCGGCAACGACGAGTTCAGGATCACGACGCTCTAAGGACAGGATTGAGGATTGAGTGTCGAGTAGCTGAGCAGTAACGAATCGAACCCCGCGGGCGGCATTCCCCAGGCCCGGCCGCCCGCGGCGAGGCACCTACAAGAACAGCAAAGCCAAGGGTCGGGGGCTTCGCGATGGGCAAGCCTTAGACGCTGGCCCATCTTTTTTTGAAAGGCTTTAAGGCATGTTCAAGGTATCCAAAAACAGGATTGTGAAGGACTGGCCGGTGGTGATCCCGGTGCCGCAGGACGGCGGGCGCGTGATGAAGTATGACGCGAAGGCCGATTTCGAGATCATCACGCAACCGGAGCACGATGCGCTCAATGCGCGTGGTGGACAGGATGCCGATCTATTGAATCGCGTGGTGGTCGGCTGGCCGGAAGACCAATTCCAGCGCGAGGATGAGACGCCGCTGCTCTTTAACGACGAAGCCAAGGCGCAACTGTTCGCGATTTCCTACGTGCGCCAGGCGTTCGTCACCGCCTATCTCCTGGCCTTCACCGGACGCGAGGGCCAGAGAAAAAACTAGCGGAGGCCGCGCGGTGGTGGGCCGAGTCCAGCAAGCGCGGCGGGGGCAAGGACGAGGCCGGGGAGGACCTGCGGTTCTACGGGGCGACCGAGGACACGATCGAGGAGCTGCTCGGCGATGAAAGTGAAGATGAAACCTTCGAAGTGTGGGCCGAGAACTGGCGGGCGCTTCAGGTATTTCTGCATTGCGCGCGCTCGTGGGAGATTCTGGCCTTCCCCGGCGGCGCCTGGTATCACGGCATCCGGCCCGAGAGCATGGAGTCGGTCATGCGCATGACCGGCATCCCGCGCAAGGAGCGGGAAATCCTCCTCGCCGACCT